AATTGCATACTGGGCTCTCGTAGGAGATGGTAAGTCAAGTTGCCCCCATAATGCTTGTAGGAATAGTTTAAAGTCTTGTTGTAAGGCAGTTAAGGTATTCATTAGTTGTCAGGTGGTGGATCCATTGGTTTGGTCTCATCTCGTCCTGCGTTTCCTTGGTTCAGATCTGGATCTTCATCATATTTCTTATTACGTCGTTTTTTTAGTTTCTTTGGATCTGTCTTACTACCTTTAGGTCTACCTAGAAATGAACCTGTACCAAGTTCTTTAGATTTACCAAGTCCTGGTAGACCTAATTGTGTTAATACTTCTTCAAATCCTTTAGTCTTAATACCATAAGCTTTGAAGATAGTTGCTGAATCTTGTCCAGTCGTAATAACTTCTTGTAGAGCCTTCCATCCATTATTTTGAAGAGCAAATTTATAAGCTTCCTTGGTCATTTCAGGAGTTAATTTGTCAAATATTGGTGACGTAAGATCTATTCTACCAGCTTTTTCTAAAAGTTCATTTACAGCTTGTGTTATAGTATAACCTGTTTCTGGAGATAGAGAACGAGTACGTCTTAAATTTGTAAGTATTTCATCTTGTTTTAATACTTCAAAAGTAGCATCTATAAATTCATCTGAACTTAGTTTACCTAAATTTGTTCTAGTAGAAACACTTTTCCAAAATGTATCAATAGCTTTTGTACTTTCATTTATAGCATCAGCTATTTCATCATAGACTCCAGCATCTATTCTTGCTTGTAGATCCATAGTAGTCTGCCAGTCTTTAGGTAATCCTAGCTTCTGTACTAAACCTTCTAAATTATCTCCCCATCTACCTGATATACTATCATTAATAATATCATGTACTCTTTGATGGAATTTAGGTGGTAAAGGAGCAGCATTAGTTCCATCATATCCTAATTTAAAACCTACTTTTTTAGAGATTAAATCTCCAGCAAGTCTAGCTGCTTCATCAGTTAATCCATTTGCACTTTCAGCAATTTGTCTTATCACACCTTTATGATGAATCTGAATTGGTGAAATAGCTCTGTTAATATCTATACCAAAGTTTTTATTTAGATTAGCTAATACTTGCCAACCAGCTTGCATAAATGCATCTTTATCTTGAATGTTATTACCAGTAATAAATTTAGCACCGCTGATCCTTCTATCTGATCCCCAATTCCTAAGACCTCTTGGATCTAAGGTATTAGTTGTTTTTTTGATTGCTTTATCTAAACCAGTACCGATATTACCTACTATTGAATCACCACCTGCAAGACCTTTGACTGTTCTATATGGTGAAGTAACTGCTTCAACTGTATCATCTCGTAATTTTTTAAATCCGTCACTAAATCTTTTAGGATTAAATACTGAGTCAATTATCTGATTATAATTAATTTTCCCTAAAGCTTTAGTGTCACTTAGTTTGGATACACCTTTAACTATATTATCTGCATAACCTACTCCACCAATAAAGTCTACAGCATCAGGTAGTAGTATTTGACCACCTAATTCAAATGCATCATTAATCTTCTGGGCTCTTTCTTTACTAGCTCCAAATCTTTCTGAAGTCCAACCTGCTACATTACCGATACCACCTGCTGTGTGGTCTCTCAGGTCTTTATAGGAATAGTTTAATATTTTATCATCCCATTTAGTAGGGGTTCTATCAGCAATTTGTCCTAAACCTCTCCCTATGGGTGTCAGGTTTCTTACACTAACTTGGTCATTAGTCCAATCTATAGCTTCACCCACCTTTTGAATACCCTGTAAACCAATCTTAAGACTCTTCTTAGGTGCTCCTAAAAGAGTTGCTTTTATTGCTTCTTTATCTAAATCTCGATCTTCTTCTCCAGGAAGTGGTCCACCTATTGTACTCATCGTCTTTTAGCTCCTCCTCTTCCACGATTTGTCTTCCGACTCTCTGCTTTATAGGAACCATCAGATTGCTTAGAAGCATCCATTTTAGAACCCTTACCTATCTGTAAACTAGCCCTTGCAGAAGCGTGATCTCTCTTATATTTTTTTGAATGAGCATATTTACCACCAGGGCTATTATCTCGTACATGTTTAGCACGAGATTTAGCGTTGGTACGATACTGCTCTGTTGAAGTTTTTGCCATGAAGTCTACTTTTTACTAAGTTTGGATCTACTTGTGGTATGACTTTCGCCAATTTATCTAAAGGATTACCTTCTATAGGTATACCTGTTATATCATTTGTTTTCAGCCAGTCACAAGCTGCTTTTAAATCTTGAGTAGTAGCCTCACCACTTTTGACTCTCCTTAGAAAGTCTTCAGTGACGAGGTTATGTAACTCATTAAACTTATCTTCAGTAGCCTTTCTAGGGATTACTGATACTTGTTCCATTAGGAATCCTCTTTATAAGCTATAATCATTAGGTTTGATTCTTGACCAGATGCATTATTACGTGCATGTATCTTGGTGTTAGCTAGGTTAGTTTGATCCCAAGGTAATTTAAATTTATATTTCTGACCTGCTGCTAAAAATGTAGTACTAGAACCTGAAGATTCATTAAAAGCAATTCTAGCATCTTTATCTCTTACATAAATCTCTACTAATCTGTGTGCCCACGGAATAGAGATATTCTGATCATTATCAGTACAGGATAAGGTATAGTAACCTATAGGTTCCTTGAACTCATCGTTATAACTCATTTGTTTTAACTAAATAGTTTTTCTTTTACAATTTTAAGTGCCTGATCGTCCAATTTGTTATCAGTTCTAGCAACATAAGCTTCTAATAGGTCTACTACTAGCTTCTTCACTGAATCTGACTTCAAGAAGGCGAAAAGGATGGGCTTGATTAATACGATCATTGTTTTAGGGGGTTAAGGTCTTTTATCTAATGTGCCACGAGTGGACTTTGCTTGGGTTTTTCCGTAAACTTTGCTAACGGATTTAGCAGCTCCTGTGGATTTATCGGTTGATACTTCTTCGGACACAGTTGCTTTTGCTTTTGCCATGGATATTTTTTAGGTATAAGTTTACATTGTTTGTCCTGTTCCTTCTTAATAGCTTTTTTAAAACCTACTATAGGTACGACATCAGAGCACATATGATATACTCTAGAGCCTGGGACTAACATAAATCCTTTTTGCTGTATTTCTGCACACTTTAATGCTCTAACTAATTCATAGTCTAGATCCATTTTAGCTGCATGTTTTTTAGCAATAGATTTACATATTTCTATTGTTGAACCATCTAAGGGAATCATAAAATTTAATTGCATTCCCCAGTTCTCAGCTACAGTGTAGCTTTGTTGGTCCATTGCATCATCATAAGGAGTGGTATGATTGCCCATATAGAATGGGCTAAATGTCATTGTTGGTCCATTACAGGAATTATTTGCTCCATAGACTTGGCGACTCGGAGCACCGTTATTCTGGAATTGGACGGCTTGATTGGTAACATTTCCAGTAGCTGCAGCCACAGGATTGGATGTGTTGTTGGTTTCTCCCTCTTCAGCATATGCTGGTACTCCTATTGTGAGAATACTGATAATGAGACCGTAGTAGAGGAGGTATCTATTTCTCGCTCTATTTCTGTTACTTCTAGGACTTGGCTGGCTGCTCTTGTCACTATTTCTAGTGTAAAGTCTGAACCAGCAGTTGTCATGTTGAATACCGAATCTGAATCCGCTATTCCGCCTGATGTAGTGGAGGTATGGGTTATATTGTCCCCACTCCACTTGTTTAAGGCTGACCCATAAGTTGTTATCGTAATATCTTCTACGATTTCCTGAGTCGTTGTTGTTGTTGAGTTCATCGACCCTTGGGTGAACTGAGGGGTCACTAACTCTGCTCTTGCTACCGAGGGTGAAAACAGTAGGAAGAGTAAAAGCCATTTCTTCATTCTTCCTTTTTTTTAGTTGCCATAGGACAATTAATCGGTCCTTTACCATTTTTATTACCAGTGGTCAAGCCAAAAGTCGCTAATGCTCCCGTAAATACCGAAGCAACGAACGTGATATCTGAGTTACCAGATTTCTTAACCATAGGTATTTCTACATAGTTTAAAGTTATAATAAACCCAGACCAAACAACTACGCCAAGTCTTACGAATGTGCCTAGAATTTGGATTTGGGCTTCTTGGTCCTCTATTCCGTCTTTTAACTTTTTGAGGAGTCCTTTTTTTTCTTCCGTTTTTCCTTCCATTTATCAACTTGTTTTTGTAGTTGTTTTTGAACTTTCTTTTTAATAGGTTCAAATAACGATTGAGTAACAGTGGTTGTTGTTACTGCTATGACAGCTGTTGTTACTGCTGTAACTACCACCGCTGTTTCAGGTATTGGCATCTTAATGTCAATAACAGGAATCTTTAAACTTGGTGGTTCAGGTTGTTCTGTCTTTTCACTTTCCTCTGCCTCAGTCTCTTCAGGACGCTCTAAATCGCTTGGGGGTACGATCATAGGTTTATAGGCTGGAACGTCTGCTGTAGGCTGTCTCAGATACATCTGAGGGATGTCCAGAGGTTTAGGTAGGTTCGGGGAGGGAAGTTTTATTTGCAATTAAGAATGCTTTGTAGTCTGCTTTGACTTGTGTAGTCCATGCAGCGTTGCAGATTGCCTGAACATCTGAGTCCTCTCCCGAAATCGTCGTTTCAATGAGGTTGTCACTTGCATCAAGTTTTCCTGGTACTAATACCTTTCTATGAAATGAACGGGTAAGTTCTTTATCATCTTCTTTAATGATGGTTGCAGTTCTTACTTGAATGTTCCACTTGTCAACGATTTCAATCTTGTCGTTTTCTGTTGTCTTTGTTAATGCCATTTAAGATATATCTCCGATATAAATAGATTTATGGCGTAGTTTTGAGACATGCTAACGGTCTATAATTAGGTTAAACTGCTCGGAACGTTCCACCGCCTATTAAGTAGGTACTATTTTGTGATTGGTCATCAGGAGCAGTAACACCGTACTGATAGACATATAAAGAACCTAACGCACCACCTGCGATGTATATACTAGGCGTTGTTACATGACTAACAGAGTTTTGATTATACCAAGTTAAAACACCATTCCCCGATGATGTCCCCGTACCACTGACTGATGAAAAAGGCAGATTTACTTTAATTTGAGTACCATTACTTGTTGCACTATTGAACTGTATCGCAAAATCATAATGAACTAGGTTTCCTACTTTTGTATAACGACCATTTTGAGCAGTATAACTTGTTGCTCCTTTGAATCCATGCTCAATCTGGGCAGTGTAAGTGCCCTCTTCATAATCGTCCAACGTATTGGAATCAGTATTAGAAGTAACTCCTAAACAAATACCTTTACCAGCAGTACCGAATATTATATCACCATTACCAAGAGTTAAATCGTTACCGTCAAATGTAAGATTAGCTTCAGCATCTAATTGGGTTGTAGTCGAAGCAACTGTAACTAATTCATTTGCTGTTGCATTATTAATTGTTGCTCCACCTGCTGGTACATCTTCAAAAGCTGGAGGTGAACCAGCTCCTGTTGATGTTAGCACCTGTCCATCTGTACCTGGTCCTACTGCAACTGGATCTCCAGAAGCATCGTATGTAATTATTTGACCATCTGTACCGCCTGCCATCTTAGCAAGAGTTACTGCATTGTCTGCAATAGTTAAGGATCCGCTACCTGTAACATCTCCTGAGTGGGTAGCGTTGGTGGCTTTAGCTGTGTTAGCAGTTCTTTCTGTATTTATAGCATTAGCTAATTTATCTGTGGTGACAGCATCATCAGCTATACCACTTGTTTTGATTTCTGTTAATGCCATTATGCCTCCTTGTAAATTTCTACAACAGTATATATCTGCACATTACTGAAGTCATTTGCTAACCCATAACCTTCACCATCACTATTAGCACATCTATGATAAATAGCTAAAGCTTTGGCTCCACTTAATGTAAATCTGGCTGTAATTTCTGAATTAGTTTGAGCTGGAGCATCAGCATCTTTTGAATATTCTGAAGTTCCATATTGAATATCTGAACTATCTGTAACATTATATAGTTTAGCTTGATGTCTATTCATTCTCCAACCTGGTACTCTCGCTTTAACTAGATATGTACCAGCTTGTAGTGTGAACTCATTGCTGCTAATAGAAACTATACCATCTGCATCAGCTATTTCAGTATTTAAATCTCTTTTATTATATCCAGTGGTATTAGGGGGTTGACCTCCATTTGTATTATTAGCTTTCTGGTCACATATAAGTGCATAGCTAGAAAACATACCAGCTCCAGTGAAACTACCAGCAGATAAAGCACCTGCTACAGTTACATTACCATTACTAGCTAATACTAGATTTTCTGTACCTGTATTACTCGCATGAGTAATGTTTGTTGTTTTTACTGTACTCATGATTTCGGATTGTCAGATTTAACTTTGTCAATGGCTTCGACCCACTTATTAGTGCCATTCTTTTTGTCCCAGTAGAGTTGATCTAATTGATCTTTAATTGGATCATAAGCAGTTGCTCTATCTCTTTGATATTTTTTATTGTTATATGCAGTTGTTAGTTCAGTTAGTTTTGTATCTATTTCTGAATCACTAGGTTTGGAATCGCCTTTTGCGTCTATCCATCTAAGAGTGCCTCCGCTAATAGCAAAATCAGCGTTAGGACAAAGTGCTCGTATTGCATCTATTCTTCTTGGTGTCATGCTCCAATCTCCGTTACTTGTATTACTGAAGGTGAAGCTCTATGAACAGCACTGGCTGTATAGCTAGGAAAATCATTAAGATAAACTGAGTTACTGTTGGCTGTCGTCTCAAGTGCAGCTTGAACTTTATAGGTCACTGAACCTGTCCCTGGACTTGAATCCAAATAACTCATATGCCATATTGACCTATAGTTGAAATTAGTAGCTGATAAATTATACCAAGTATAACCAGTACCTGTAGGTCCAATTACGTTTCCAGTATCACCTTGTCGATAGTCTGAAATGATTTCAGTAGAGCCTCTTAAAATTCTAAATCCGACAAAGTTATAGTTTCCTGTACTTGTAAGCCCAAATGGCTGATTTACTTGTATCAAGCATTTACTGCCAGAAGCCACACCTGTAATAGTTACATCAAGATTGGTGTCTGTAAAAGTAATTGATTGAAGAACCACTTCATCACTAGAAGCCATTGCTGTTCCTTGAACTACTTGAAGAACTTTACCAGCTGTGCTTGTTAAAGCAACCGTACCTGCTGCATCTGGAAATGTAATAGCACGATCACTTCCACTTGCAGGTGCACTTAAAGAGGTAGATCCTGATGAACTACCTGTTAATTTTAATGTACTCATGGTTTCGGATATTTATCTTTTGTAGTTTTAATTGTTGCTTTCCAAGCATCTATACCGTTATGGTATATGTCATCCAACTGATCGACCACAGAGGGGTATTCATTTGCTCTATTATTACGAACAATATTTGCTGCTTCTATTTTATCTGCATCTGAATTAACTGCGGATAGCTCAGAATCAGTAGGTTTTGTTATACCTGAAATATTCCAAACACTTATAGAGTCTCCAGATGGATCTGATTCCACTCTAAGTTTAGTAAAATCAGATACTATTGCTTGTACTTCAGCTTCTGTCTTACCTTTATTAAGGAGATACTGCTGACATTGTAATGCTTTATTTGCCATAATTATTCATCCTTAAGATAAAACGCACCGAAACAGCAATGATTGTCATTGACATCTCGACTACTACCATGATTATGATAGCCTTTTAAATAGATTTCATCACCTGCACTTACTTTCATGATTCCCGAAGTTCTAATACTGAAATCTTGGTCTCCAGACAAATTTTGATAGGCTTTTTTTTCAGTGTTTGCAATCTGACTACCACCGTTATATAAAGCTATATAACATAATTTACTCTGTCCTAAACCGTTATATCTTAAACAAGCGTAAAAGAAATATTTACCAGTAAAAGGTACTACCCATTTATAATTAGATGTATCAAAATCACTTCCTGTATCCCAGCCTTCACTACCAGAATCAGCATTTAAGGCTATAGTAGTCCATGTAGTATTTGATAGAGATTGATCAGCTCCAAGGATAGCATTGAAAGAAGTAAATTCTGGTGAACCTACTCCACTAGCTAAATCAGCTGCTTGTATACATCCATCAGGTAAGCCGCCAGCAGAAATTCCTGTGACGTTACCGTTTCCATTAATTGTTATTGGCATAATTTTAAACGATTGTCCAGTATTCTCCAGAACCTACCGTTACGGTAACTCCAGAATTAATTGTTATAGGTCCAAATGAACCGGCATTCATATTATTTGTTATTGTATAGTTGGTAGTTACTGTCTGACCATTCTCCCAGAAGACTTTATCTGAGCCTCCACCACTTGCACCAGCTGCGGCTTCACCCCATGATATATCTGTACCATCAGATATTAGAGTATATCCAGATGTACCTATAGCTAAAGCTGCAGGGTTACCACTAGCGTCTCCATAGATAATCTTACCTCTAGCAAGTCCTGCCATTTTAGCAAGAGTTACTTGGTCATCAGCTATGTGGGCTGTATCTATACTACCATCTGTATAGTGTTCAGAGTTGATAGCATCATCAGCTATATTATCTCCATCTACTGCATCATTAGCTAAGTGAGCATGGTCTATACTTCCATCAACATAATGTTCTGAATCTATTGCATTGTCAGCAATCTTAGCTCCTGTGACAGCATCAGCTGCTATTTTAGCAGTGCTAACTGTACCATCTCCTGGTGTAGGAATACTTACAGCTGAACCAGATTGAACTATAAATACTGAATCACCACTAGCTAGGTTTGCACCAAATATAATAGTATTAGCATCTACAATTGCAAATCCTTCAGCAGGAGCACTAGTACCTGTATTAGCTTTTTGTACTACTCCGTTAATACTAACAAGTAATTGAGCTGCACTAGTTACACTAGCTGCTGAACCTGAGTTACTAGATTCTCTAAGGTCATATGTAGCAATACTACCATCTAAAGTAGGAGCTCCA